TGTACAGGATGTAACCATTACTAACAGTACTGGTGTATATTCATATACAACTCTTGACTCTGGAGCAATGGCTAAATTAGCAACACCTGCAGACAACGAGATTTCTATGAATATCGTTCTAGACACAGCAGCCTACTTTGGTTCTGGTGGAAACACTGCAGCCGGACAAGGTCTAAGCAACTTGTCTATCGACAAAGACCCAATTTACTTTCAAGTATATTACTCAGGTAATGCAAACGGTTCACACTACACAAGTGGCGCAGGATTTATTACAAGTCTAGCACCAACTGTTAGCCCAGATGCACCTGTTTGGGTCAGTCCTTTGACAATCGCTGTTGATGGTTCATTGACAAACAGTACTGTTTAATATTAGTTAAACATGTGACGAGGGGGATACTCACAAGGTATCTCCCTTTTTTATAACAAATCAAGGAGACAATAAATGAACGAAGAATGGATTCACACCCCAGAAGAAAAGATAAGAAGTCTTATTGCAGACGAGGCTAAGATGATGCCCATGTTAGATAACATGTTGGCAACAGTCAAGCAACTTAAAGCAAAACAAGCGTTTAGACTAGCATTGTTAAATCAACTGTTAGAACAACTAGACGAAAATAACTAAATACAATACAACAACTTAAAGGAAATAACAAATGAAACTCTCACAACTCTCAGCAAAACCCCAACTAATTGAAATCATCATTGACGATGAAGAAACCGTCAAGGAATTTAATGAACCCATTACATTCCACACATGGGATCGTCAACCAATGGATGTGTTTATGAAGTTAGCAAACATGTCTAACAGCGAAACAGGTAATATCATTGACATAGTTAAAACATTGATCTTAGACGAAGAAGGTAAACAAATTCTTAAAGATGATGCAATGCTACCAACTCATGTATTGATGAAGGCAATTACAAAGGTGACTGATATCTTGGGAAAGTAACGAATGACAGTATTGACCCAAAGTCTGAAAAGATGATGTCAATACTAATGATAGATTCACTTGGGAAACGTTATGGAATGTTACCAAGTGATATATTAAGTAGAGCAACAACATTTGATTTGTATATTATGGACGCATCACTAACATTTGAGAATTACCATCACAAGAAGGCAATGAACAATGATAGAGAACCTATACCTGATTTTACAACAAATGAATTGCAAGACATTCTCAATAAGTCTAGGAGTCAGTAATGTCAGTTACTCTTAAAGTCAACAAAATGTCTGCATCACTAAAGCGTATTCAACGCAAACTAGATAAAGTGCCACAAGAGGCATACAAAGAGTTTGTTAAGAATACGCCTGTTAAAACTGGTAATGCAAGAAGAAACACTAAACTTAAGGGTGACACTATTGAAGCCAACTATCAGTACGCACAGGTATTAGACAAAGGTCGACACATGACACGTAGAGGTCTGCGCGGTAGTGAGCAAGCACCACAGGGTATGACAAAACCTACAGAAGAATTCATTAAAAAACGTGTTGCACAAATTATAAAGGCAAAATAAAATGGCAGATTTAACATATTCAGTTGACGTTAACACAGGCCCCGCGCAACGAAACTTAGACCAATTAAACAAACGTGTAGACAAACTCAATAATACATTTGCCGGCTTAAAATCTGCGCTTGCTGGTCTTGCTATTGGCGCCGCTATCAGTAATGTCATTAGACTTGCAGATGGTATTCAAGACGTTAGTGATGCTACTGGTATGGCAGTTCAAAACGTATTAGGGTTTCAAAAAGCCGTTAGTTTAAATGGTGGTACAGCAGAACAAGCAACACAGTCAATATATAAGTTAACTCAAAGTATTGGTGAAGCAGCCGATGGTAGTAGAAAAACGCAAGAAGCATTTGGTCAAGTGGGCGTGTCAATTAATGATTTAAGAACATTAAGTGAACAAGACATTCTTACTAAAACAGTGCAAGGCTTGGCTAAGATAGATGATGCCAGCAAACGTGCGGTCTTAACTACAGACTTGTTGGGTAAGAGTTTCCGTGGAATTAACATTCAAGGCGTTGCTAGTCAAATGCAATCAGCAACGGCTAGTAGTATAAGTATGGCTAAGGCTGTGCAACAAACAGCAGATATGCAAAACAAACTTGATATCGCAACTCAAAAATTACAAATGAGTTTATTGAAAGCGATACAACCATTAGTAGAATTCATCAACAAAATGGATGACGAAAAGATTGGCAATATGATTGAAGCAATTGTCAAACTTAGTGCCGCGATTGCCGCATTGGCTGCAAGCGTTTATGTCATCGAAAAACTAATTAAAACTTTTGCGATATTAGGAGCGGCTTTTCTCGCTACATTTGCGTCATTTAAATTTGGTGCCGCACTAATGACGTTAGGCTTTGCTAGTATTGGAGCGACAGCAGTTAAAACAGTACAAGTTTTTAGCGCATGGTGGAGACTAACTCCTCGCTTTGCCGCACTAGGTGGAAGAATTGGAAGTTTAGGTAAATTATTTTTAGAATTAGGTGCTCGTTTAAGATACGCTGTCACCGCTTTTCTCGCTATTGGTATCGCATTAGTAAGAATGTTTCCATTCATTGCTATGGTATCTGGTGCATTTATTGCGTTAGATCAAACGCTTAAAGCACTTACATCTAAGAGTCTATTTGGTTGGATTGATGTTGGTATCGATAAGTTAAAAGAATTCTTTGGATTGGCTAACACAAAAATAAAAGATCCAAGAGAAGGTCTTCCTGGTAGAGGAGCCCCTAGTGAAATAGCCAATCGAGATATGGCGGCAGCAACAGAAAAGAAAAATCGAGAAGTTGAAGACGAAGCAGCCAAGGCTCGTGGTAAAATATTCCAAGATCATATAGGCAAATTGCAACAAATGCAACTTGAATATTCTAAGTTGACTAGTGAATCTGAAAATTATTCTAATCAGTTAAGAGGTGATCTACAGTATCAAACTTCAAAACTTAAAATGACTGAAGATGAGATTGAAATGGCAGATGCCTTAAGAGGCGAAACCCAAAGATACTTAGATTTACGAAATGAATTAGATAAGAAATTCTCTGCAACAAATCAAGAACTTGATCAAGAAATTAAAAAGCGCAAAGGATTGTCAAACGATGAAGCATTGGCTAGTGACTTGCGTATTGAGTTGTTAAAAGAAGAACTAGCGCAAATTAAAACATTAGGTGATCAGCAATACAAGAACCACATTCGTAATGGTAAACTAATTGAAGATGAAATAGGCATAGTACAAAAATTAAGATTTGAAGAAAATCAGCGTATTGCCAGCATGGAAAGAATGACTCAAGCCATTGAAGCGCAGATTAGTCGTCAACAACAACTTGGCGATCTAATGGTTAGTGCCAATGACAAGATGAAAGATGTTAAGTTCGAAGGTGCTCAAGCAAAACGTAGCCCACTTGAACAACAAATGGCACAGATACAAGAAGATGCACGTAAGGCAGCATTAGAAGCGGGCCGTGCATTTAGTGCAGGCTTTGAAGATAGTGGTGATGGCTTAACATCAGAGAAAGCACAAGAACTTGCAAATGGTCTAGATCAAATTGCACAGAAGTACAAAGGAATTGCAGAAGCACAAACATTAAACCTTACAGCAAGTCGTACATGGGAACAGGGTTGGAAGACAGCATTTGACAACTACATGGACAATGCTACTAACGCTGCCCAACAAGCAGGACAAGCATTCAGTAGTATCACACGCAATATGGAAAGTGCGATTGATAACTTTGTTGAAACAGGTAAGTTTAGTTTCAAAGACTTTAGCCGTAGCATCATACAAGACTTAATTAAGATTGAGTTAAAAGCACAAGCAACCAAAGTGTTAGGCATGCTTGGTGGTGGCGGTGGCATCTTCAGTGCAATTGGTAGTTTGTTTGGATTCGCTAATGGTGGCACTCCACCAATCAACAGACCAAGTATCGTAGGAGAGCAAGGTCCTGAATTGTTTATGCCAAAGAGTGCAGGTACAATCATACCTAATAATAAGTTGGGTATGGGAGGTGACACTCAAGTATCTGCACCAGTCACAAACAATTACATTACTAACAATGTTAGTGCATTAGATGCCAAGAGTGTTGCTCAACTATTTGCTGAGAATCGTAAGACATTACTTGGTACAGTAGAAATGGCACGCAAAGAAATGCCATACTCAAATAGATAAGGAAATATCATGGCAGGATTACAATCAATCATAGACAATTGCAGTAGCATTCAAATAGATCGTAGAAAAGTTGTGGGTATACAAATTACACGCAACGAAATACCTAGAGTTAGTCAAACACCAACAAAGAACCCATGGCGCATGACTGTTGAAATGCCAAACAGTTTTAGATATAGTCAAGCACGTGATTTGATGGAAGCGTTAGACAGTTTAGATAGAACACAACCAGAAGAAATTACATTTAGCAACAACTCAAACTTAAGTTGGATCTTTGCATATCAAGGCTCGATGACTAGTGGTCAAATCAACACTATCGATGTAAGTACTTTTGTGGGAGATCAATTAGTGTTAACATCACTACCTAGCGTTGCTTCTGGTACTGTATTGTTTAGACCAAACGATTTGATACAGATAGGTAATTATCCATACCCCTTTACAGTGGTAAATACTGTTACACGAGGCGGCGGATCAACAGTAACAATCACAACAAACAGACCTAACATTCTTACTGATAGTGTTGTTGGGTTAGGTATAGTTGTTGGCAATGGTTGCACATTCAATATGTTTTGCCCTAACATGCCAACATACAAGTTGATACCAGGTGGACAATTAATGAATGGATCAACAATAACAAACAACGCACTGTTAGAATTTAGTGATGCTTTTGCCTTGTATGAATTTGTAGGAGACGCATAACATGGATAATATCCCAGCAGTAGCAGATGGCAAAACGCTTGTCATTAACGCAGAATTTATTAAACTTACTATATTCAATGATGTAGCAAACACATCAAATGTGAATGTCTATACCTTTAGTTCAAGTTACAAATCAGAGACTATCGACAGTCAAGTCTACAGCCCTATGGGTGGATTGCTTGCAGTTGGTGTGCAACAACGTGACTTGCGTGTAACATCAGCAGATACATCAGTATCGTTAAGTGGCATCGATGGACAAAACATTTTTGTTGTGTTAGATAAAAAGGTCAAAGGTTCTAAGATAGAAATCATACGTGGCTTCTATGACACTAACTACAACCTTAGCAACTATGCACCACGCTTTACAGGCATTGTAACAAGTTATAACATTACTGAAGAACGTGAAGGTAACAATGATACATTCACTGTTACACTAAACGCAAGCAGTTATCGTACCATTCTTGAAAACAAAATTTCTGGCAGAAAAACAAATGAATCTAGTTGGAAAATATTCAACTCAACTGATACAAGTATGGACAATGTTTATAGTCTGTCAGATAGAAACTTTGACTTTGGTAAGCCAGTTGCACCTAAACCAACATCAAGCAGTGCGTCAGCAACCGAAAGTCAAATAACTGACATGTCAGGATATGGTGCATGATAAGACCTGCTAACAAATTTGACATACCTAAAATTATAAACATGTTGTGGAACTATCACGACCATGGCAATCTTCCTAACATGGAAATAAAAGATGATGAAACTGCTAAAAGAATATTGACTCATCTTATAGTTCTTAACGGTGGTATTGCTATTGTCAGTGAAGTAAATACTATGTTGAATGGTATGTTGTTAGCAGTTCGCACACCTTATCTATGGGATAACAATAGATTCGTAATGAATGAGATAGCATATTGGGTAGAACCTGAGTATCGCGGTGGCACAGTTGGCTATCGTTTACTAAAAGAATATATCAATCAATGTGACGACCTTAAAGACCAGGGTAAAATAACAAATTACACAATAAGTCAAATGGAAGGTCAAGAATTAAATTATAGTAGGTTTGGATTCAGACCTACTGAGCATACCTGGAGTATATAATATGCCAATTTTTACAGCAATAGCGGCAGGCGCAGCCGCAGTAGCAACAGCAGTAGGATTTAGTGCTGCCGCAGCCACAGTAGCAGGTGCAGTAGCAGCCTTTGCCGCAAGAACATTATTGACAATTGGTATTAGTAAGTTAATTGCTAATCGATCTGATAAAAATGCTAGTGGTACTAGCAATGCCGGATCACGCATTCAGTTGCCACCAGCAACAAATAACAAAGTGCCAGTAGTATATGGTAAAGCATATGTTGGTGGTATTGTAACTGACGCTATGTTAAGTGAAGACCAAAAGACAATGTGGTATGTTTTAACTATTGCAGAAAAAACAGACACAGGTAGTTATACATTTGGTGATGTTTATATCGATGGTAAGTTAGCAACATTTGATGGCACAGATCAAACTAAGATTATTAGCCTAACTACAAACAGTGATCCTGTACAAGTTGATACCAAAGTAGACGGTAATATGTACATGTACAAGTACAACAATGGCTCAAGTTCAGGACAAAACACAGGACAAACTGCGATTCAAGTATTGCAAGACGCAGCCATTCCAACTGACGCACGATGGACAAGTACAGACACAATGACTAACGTGTCGTTTGTAATTGTTAAAATTATTTACAATCAAGATGCCGGTACAACAAACTTACCTGGACAGATTACATTTGAATTGACTAACAGTTTAACTCAACCTGGTTCAGTGTTATATGATTACATGACCAATAGTCGTTATGGTTGTGGAATTGCCGCAAGTAACATTGATACTAGTAGTTTAACTGCTTTGAATGCATATTCAAACGAAACAATAGAATACACTCCTGTAGGTGGCGGCACTGCTACACAAGCACGTTACAGAGTTAACGGCCCAGTAAACACAGGTGAAAATTGTTTAAACAACCTACAACAACTTGTTGACAC